GGCGAGATGGCGCTTAGATGCGCAATTCTATTTGTGGCATTCAGACATACTAATATGCTGTTTGCTAACTTTAGACTTCTCAGATCGTTTCAGGTTGACTACCCTCCACGACGTCTCCGATAGCCGGTGTCCCAGCTAGGGAGCCAGCTCTTTGGTTTCGATACTGGGGGCTTAGCCAAAACGATGGCCTCGCTTGCCGAACCCTTACGAGTTGCGACTAGTCTCAGTTTCCTCCATAAGGTTACAAGCCTTGTGGAAGGTGCCGCTTCATCGGTCTCCCGAGTGAAGTAGTCTATCCGCTTAGGAAGGGCAGACTGCCCTTCGTCAGCTTCAAAGACCTGAGACCAGATCCCGTCTAGGCTCGTCCAGTCCGGGAGAACTCCTGGACGCAGAACTCGTAGAATATCATCGATTTTCTCGAATGATTTACGTAATCTGTTGGTAAAAGGGTAAGCTATCCAATCGATGAACAGTGTATTCCACTGTGCTTCGTTGCCAAGGATACCTAAGGTTTCCTTAGCGTTGGATCCAAACACACTCTTATCTTTCGATACGGTGCGTTTCCGTCCATTCGGAAGCGTAATGGTTTCCTTTACACGACGCGTCGCGTCGCTGTAACGAACCCCACTAGCCAGGTAAAGCGTACGCTCAAATGCAACATTTCTGTTTATAAGCATTTCGATAAGCCGGTCCCATAGACTCTGAGCGGTTGCCCAAAGTCGTCCGGAAGCCGCCTCGCCGTGTCTCCCTGGGCCAATGGCAGTTAACCATGCCTCAACAGGCATTGGCCAAACACCACCAGGGCGACAAAGATAGGCGATGAGACTACTGAGACGATTATTTAAACTCAGAGAGACTGGCAGTCTCCCCAAGTTCTTATACCCGAAACCTGCAAAGCGAGCTACGCTGGAGACCCTCAGGATACCAAAGGTCTCACACTTCCGTACCAGCTGATCCAAAGCTCCTAAATGGCATAACGCCACTAAGAGTTCGGCCAGTGATACGGGAGAACAGTTGCGCCCACGGATATAAGTCCGTTTTGCGAACTCAAGAGAACCACTCGTAGACACCATCGACTTGGCTAAGCCGACCTCTACTCCAATGGTCTCCATTATCCGTAGGTACTCTGCAGCTACGAGTTTGTCAGCGATGACAATATCGTCTCCGAGGACTGCGTAGAACAGGAACCATCCCTCATGATGAGGAAGCACTCTATGTGCTGCGAGTTGAACGAGGGCATGATGTGTCAACGCGAGCAAAGCCCACGATGACAAGGCACCCATAGGTTGCCCTACAGAGTAAGAGACCGAACCGAAACCCAAGTTGTAGCTTTTGGCTATCTTAGGTAAGCGATAAGGTCTTCCTACCAGTAGTCTGGCCCATGCGGTGCTTAGGGTATCACCCATAAGGTGCGTCAGAAGATCCATTTGTAACAACAATGGCAGTCTATCTGTCGCAGCTGATAGATCATAAGAAGCAACAAACTGTCGCTCCTTTTTGAACCTCTTAATCAACCGCTCCACCGGAGCAGTTTGGTTAAAAGTTCCATCAGTCGAGATTCTTCTCAACTGATCGAATATCCACTTATGTAAGGGATACATAAGTGTTTGAGTGATACAATTCACCATAGCAAAGACTCGAATCTTTCCGGGTTCTTCCTTGAACCCTAATTTCCCAAAAGAAAGATGACCCCAGACGAGCTCTTTATACAACCAAACCTGGTTTAAAGGTTGTCCGTTACTGAGAAAGTAGTTTCCTTCTTCCTCAGTCGGATATACCTCGACTCCCAAGTTTGAATATATACCGCCCATCGCATGGTCACCTTTCCTCCACTCACCAGCGAGTTTATCCAAATAGTGTTTCGATATTTTGTTAAACATCTTCACCATTGGATTTATCGCCCAGAGTAAGTCGAGCCCATCCACCGCCTTTAGCCAGTTCCTTAGCAAGGCCAACATTTCCGTGTCAGAAGCGAATAGCAGCAGATCTGCCGCTAAAGCGCTAATGGACGGTAAGCCGACCGAGTTAGGACTACTTTTGCGCATAAATGGGATCGACCAGGGAGTTAAGGCATGTGTTGGGTCCATCTTCCAACTAGTCGCGGTGTGTAACTCCGCTTTCGTGAAGAAGATTGGAACCCAACCGGACCAAACATCCTTTCTGAACGCGGTAATATCCTTACCGGGAGCAGTTATCGTTTTCAGTTTCAGGGCTCCTTTGAACTCTATAACCCTATAAAGTCCAAAGAGAGACATCCAAAACCGAATAACGGCAACATCACCTTGGTAAACCATGCGGCGATGCTGCGGATTCATTATCCGTGGAAGACCCCTTCTGGTCCTCGAGACGTTACATCCGATTTCCCAAGGGTTACCTAGTTTCTGTCCGCCCGCCACCTGCTGCAATAGCACGTGACAGGTTTTCAGATATTTAGCAAGTCCTTGAGGACCGGAACCACGATAAATTCGTCTTACGTTCTTCGAGTACCCCCAAACCACTTTCACCAAAGAAGCTGAAAGTTGCCCAAAGATTAACGGAACCACTCGTAAGAGCAGCCCCGCTAATTTTGCCTCTGCTTTTACACAGAAGGACCAAGATAAGTTGCGCGGTACCAAGCGCCCGTAAAGGTGCTTGATATTGAGCATGTTCTTAATTTCTTTTATAAAGATTTAGGAACCACTTATCCCTTCGGTTCCCGCTCTTCTCCTGGGAGAAGGCGGCCGCAGGTCGCCTTAGCAGGCTTTGGATGTGGTGATCCATTGTGGTTGACCGAGGCAACTTCACGTATGAAGAGGCCCCCTCGCCTAGACGAATCTAGACGAGAATTTCGGCTACCCGAAGCTTTCGCTTTCCTTCTGCAGGGATCTACTTAAGAGGAGGTTCTCTTCTTAGTAGCCTTTCTGGAAGGAGTGACTGCTCTCTTCGGGCGTCTTATGTCTCAGATTTCTCCTGCTCTCACGAGCTGAGATACCTCGACAGGGACGCTTTAGCTCCTCGGTGACCACGATTGGGACCACATTAAGTGTAAGATCCGATGCGAAACGTTGAGAGATCTCTCTCTACATTCGTGGCGGTTCCTAATCATCTCCCTCCTACTCCGTTAAAGAGTAAGGAACGGGATTGCCCCGCTTCCACTGTACCCAGTTAAGGGAATCTAGTGGCGAGATTACCGCGTTAGCGACCACGAACTCCTGTACTCCGTCCTCTTTTCACAAAGAAAACGAAGGCGTAGCCTCTGTCCACCCGGGCAGAGCGGCAGTTAGGTTTCATTGGCCATTGCTAACCAATCTCCCCATCCTAGGTCTACGCACGTCCACAGTTACACTTAATGGGCTTGATCCCAAACGCTGCCTGGGGTTCCTCGGTAGCCGTGTACACAAAAGCGTGAGGTCCATAGACCAAATAATGCTCCCTCGACCCTTGCTCCAATGTCTAAGAGACGAAGCTCTCTTAAGATTCGAGATTGAACTGCTTTCCTTCACAGGACTGCATCTCACTCGACAAAGGTGCTTAGATCGCAATCACACTATCTAAAGTGTACACTGTACAGCCGAGTTCGCTTGGCTGATACAGCGGAGGGTCTTTCGACC